GTTTGATACAAAAGGTGCTGGAGAGATAGTAATAAAAGGTATACAAAAAGATAGAGACAAACAGGTATATGAAATACCAGATACACGAGAAGGTTGGGTGGAATCACTTAAATTATTATTAGAAAGTTACTTTCATGGTCAAGCTCCTATTGAATTTAATTACTCAAAGGTTAGACCAGCAGGTGAACCAATACAAGGTTTTGGTGGCGTATCAAGTGGACATGAACCACTACAAGAAGTACACGAAGATATTAGAAAAGTTTTAGATAAAAATAGTGGAGAACCAATTACAGTAACTACAATCGTAGATATTATGAATCTAATAGGAAAATGTGTTGTTGCTGGTAATGTAAGAAGAACGGCAGAAATTGTATTTGGAGATCCACACTCCGAAGAGTATTTAGATTTAAAGAATTATAAAGTAAACCCACATAGAGAAACATATGGATGGACATCTAATAATAGTATATTTGCAGAATTGGGTATGGATTATACAGAGGCTGCTAAAAGAATTGTAGATAATGGTGAGCCTGGATTTGCCTGGTTACATAATATGAGAAAATACTCTCGTATGAAAAATGGTGGGGATAATAAAGACCACAGAGTAGCAGGTGGTAACCCTTGTTTAGAACAATCTTTGGAGTCCTATGAGTTATGTTGTTTAGTAGAAACATTTCCAAACAATCATGATGATTTTGATGATTACGCTAAGACTTTGAAGTATGCTTACCTGTATGCTAAAACAGTAACTCTTGGTAAAACACATTGGTCGGATACAAATCGAGTAATGTTAAGAAATAGAAGAATAGGTTGTTCTGTTAGTGGAGTCGCTCAATTTGTTACTAACAGAGGACTAGATAACTTTAAAGAATGGTTGAATGATGGGTATGATGTCATACAAGATTGGGATAAAATATATTCAGATTGGTTTGCTGTTCCAAAATCAATTAAAACCACAAGTGTTAAACCAAGTGGAACTGTATCATTATTGGCTGGTGCTACACCAGGTCTTCATTATCCCGAATCAAGATTTTATATAAGAAGAATAAGGTTATCAAAACATTCAGAATTATTAGAACCTTTAAAAAAAGCTGGATATAATTTAGAACCAGCATTTGGTTCTGAAGATACTACTATGGTTGTCGAGGTGCCTGTTGATGTGGGGGAAGGAATCAGAACTGCTTCTGAACTCTCCATTTGGGAACAATTCTCGTTAGCTGCGTTTTTACAACGACATTGGGCTGACAACCAAGTAAGTTGTACGGTTACATTTAATCCTGAAACAGAGGCAGACCAAATTGCTCCTGCTCTAAATTATTATCAATATCATTTGAAAGGTATTAGTTTATTACCAAGACACGACTATGGTGCGTATAAACAGATGCCATATGAAGCAATAGATGAGGATAAATACAATAAGGAATTGAGTAAGTTAGGTAAGTTGTCTTTCGGTGTTATAAAAAATGAAGAAGCAGATGTAGATAAATTTTGTAATAATGATAGTTGTGAAATACCATCAATTTCTGAGGGAGAAAAATAGTTTGATTGGAGTAAACGAAATATTTCCAAATTTTAAACTTGATGGGGTTGATAAAGACGAGATAGTACAAATTGATAGCACAAATTATCATGGTCAATGGAAGGTTATATATTTTTATCCTAAAGATTTTACTTTTATTTGCCCTACTGAAATTATTGCTATGGATAGTATTAGTGATGAGGTTATTGTGTTTGGTATAAGTGGAGATAATGAATATTGTAAAATAGCTTGGAAAAAACAACATCAAGAATTATCAAAAATAAAACATATATTATTAGCTGATTGTGGTTTGAGATTATCTTCAGAGGTAGGAGTTGTTGATAATTTGGCTGGTGTTTGTTTAAGGGCAACTTTTATTCTTGATGAAAATGATGTTGTCAGACACGCTTCTTGTAACGAGTTAGATACAGGAAGAAGTGCAGATGAAGTATTTAGAACCTTAAAAGCATTACAAGCAGGAGGATTGACAGGTTGTCAATGGAATCCTGGAGATGACTTTGCGGACAGGCAGACGACACACCTGTAGAAAAATGTGTCCTTTCATTAATGAACAACGAGGAGAACGCAAATGAACAAGCGTAATCTACTACTTTCGTTACTAACATTTCTAACACCAATTGTTCTTCTTGGACAAGGAGTGTCAGGTATTGTAAGTGATGGAAGTAAACCTTTGATGGGAGCAAATGTAATAGTAGATGGTACTGATTTAGGGGCTACATCTTTAGAAGATGGTTCTTATTTTATAGACCTACCAGGAGGTCCTGGTGATTATACAATTACTGCTTCTTTCATTGGGTACTCATCATTATCAAAAGATATAGTGGTGGGTGAAGAAAATGTAGGTCTAGACTTTGTTTTAGAAGTCGGTGCACTTACAATGTCAGCTCTTGAGGTTTTAGCCTCTCGTGCTGATGAAACAACACCTGTTGCTTATACTAATGTTAGTAAAGAGGAAATGGAAGTTCGTCTTGGTTCACAGGACATTCCAATGATTCTTAATACTACACCATCAGTATATGCTACTGGTCAAGGTGGTGGTGCGGGTGATGCCCGTATCAATGTTCGTGGGTTTAACCAACGAAATGTAGCCGTTATGATAAATGGTGTTCCCCAAAATGATATGGAGAACGGATGGGTTTATTGGTCTAATTGGGATGGGGTAGGAGATGCTACTTCTTCCATTCAGATGCAAAGAGGTCTATCAGCCGTTAATCTTGCTACACCATCAATTGGTGGAACTATGAACATAATTACAGATCCTGCTGCCCACGATAAGGGTGGTAAATTCAAACAAGAGACTGGCGTAAATGGTTTCTTGAAAACAACAATCAATTATAACACAGGTCTAATAGGTGATAAACTGGCACTAAGTGGAACGATAGTTCGTAAAACTGGTGATGGTTTAATTGATGGAACTTGGACAGATGCGTGGGCTTACTATGTTGGTGGTTCATACGCTGTTTCTGACAAACAACGATTTGAGTTATATGGAATTGGTGCTCCACAACGACATGGACAGAACCTATATAAACAGAACATAGCAACTTACTCTCAAGAGTTAGCTGGAAGTATCGATGGGTACAATGATTCAGCTTATGTCGCTGGAGAGAAGTTTGAACATGAAGCTGGAAGGTTTTTTAATCAGAATTGGGCTCCTGTTAGTTCAGACTATAAAGGACAACAATACTGGTATATGTATGGTGCGAGAACAACTGACAGACACAATCCAAATCTGTTGAACGAAAGAGAAAACTTCTTTCATAAACCACTCGTAAACCTAAATCACTTTTACGATATAAATAATGATATGAGTTTATCATCTGTATTATATTGGTCTGGTGGTTCAGGTGGTGGTACAGGCACTTATGGTAGTGTCAGTAGAAAACCTGCTATTGAAGGAAACAACTGGTGGGCTAGCTCACCTTGGATGTGGGATTGGGATGGAGAGATTGCTCAGAACTCTGCTAATGTAGATTCTGCTTGGTCTGATACTGAAAATCGTTCAACTGGTATTCTTCGTAATTCAATCAATAGACAGAACACTTATGGTTTAATTTCAAAGTTAAACTATGATGTGAATGATGACTTGGAAGTTCAAGTTGGTATTGATTGGAGAACTGCGGGTATTGAACACGCTAGAGAAGTTCGTGATTTACTTGGTGGGGACTACTATGTAGACTTTGCCGATGACAACGCACCTGATGGTAAGAAAGTTGGTTTAGGTGATATAATTGCTTATCACAATGAAACAACTGTTGATTGGTTCGGTGCTTTCGTACAAGGTAAATACGACATAGCTAAGTTCAACCTTTATGGTATGGGTGGTATATCTACTATTGGATATTCTTATCATGACCATTTTGCAGTTGATGCTGATGTAGTTAAAGCTGATAACATCACTACTTTTCAAGTTAAAGGTGGTGGTAGATATAATCTTGATGATAGACTATCAGCATTTGCTAATATCGGATATGTTCAGAAACCACCAATCTTGGATAATGTGATTGATTACGATGGTAATGTATCTTCTGATCCTGATAATGAAAAATTCATTTCTAATGAAATAGGTGGTGAATACAGAAGTGAGTTAGTTGCTGTCAAAGGTAGTTACTACAATACTCAATGGAAAGACAGAAACCTAACCAAGTCCGTTACAACTGGACAAGGTGACTCAGGTGATACCGACATTATTTACTTGACTGGTGTAAACCAAAGTCATAGTGGTGTTGAGGTTGAGGCTAAAGTTGCACTACACGAAATGGTTGATTTAGATGTAGCATTCAGTAAAGGTGATTGGTATTTTGATGGAGACGCTGTAGGCGACTATACAGAGATGGAATACAACGATGATGGTCAAATCATTGGACAAACTTCTACTGAGTATGAGTATGCTCTAAATAATCTAAAAGTTGGTGATATGCCACAAACTGCTTATGTTGGTGGACTTACACTAAAACCAATTGAAGGATTGAGTGTACAAGGACTTTATAGATGGTATGATGACCATTATGCTGATTGGAGTCCTGACTCTCGTGAGGTTGAAGGTGATGCTGATAGAGAGCAAGTATGGAAAACTCCATCTTATGGTAAGTTAGACATACATTTATCTTATAAGTTACCAGAGATTGCTGGTTTGGATATGACTATTAGTGGTCATGTCTTTAACGCTCTTGATGATGTTTTTATTCAAGATGCAGTTGATAACAGTAGGTACAATGGGTATGGTGATAAAGTTCACGCTGCTCATAACGCTGAAGTATTTCTTGGAACACCAAGAAGCTACAACTTAGGACTTTCTGTTAATTTCTAAAATGGTTAAATTTGGGGGCATTTATTTGCCCCCATTTTTCCAAAAAAATGCTTGACTTATATACTATTTTATTAGTAGCTTTATATGTAAAGAAAAGGAAAAATAAATGTTTTTATTCACAAAAGAAAATCTAACAGAAGAAAATAATCTTGGTCATATTAAGATATTGGACTCTGTTGGTTGTGTATTTAATACATCAACTGGCGATACTATGTCTATAATGGCCGATGGTTCATTTGATCCTGACGATCCTATAAATGTTGTGGATTGTGATAAAGAATGGTTCACTCATTTATCAGAAGAGGATTTTGATTTAGTATGGGAGTGGTTTGATAAGGAAGGTTTGGATATTACGACTATGTTAGATGATGAAATTGTATTTGATAATCCAAAAGCACAAGCAGAATTTGATGCCGCTATGAATGGTCATCCGGAGTATGTTTAATGAAAGAGTCAATTTATACTAGTGATTACTTAATAGGAGTTTCTGAGTTGGGAACTAATGTTAGGGAGATTACACTTCTTGGATTATTAAATGAAGCTGGCGTTTTAAATGGTATTTCACAACAAGAGATAAATGATATAAATAATTTATCTGTTGTGTGGGATTATGTTGATGGTGATGTTGATGTCGAGCAAATATATAACTATGATACAGGTGAGGTTTATTGGGAAGACCACGATGAAAATTGGACAGATAACGATGAGTTAATCTTAAATAGTTTGTTAATGTATGGTGATTTAGAATCAAGTATAGTATGGGAGTAGGTTATTTACCAAAATATTTGGTGTGAAAAAAGAGGTGGCAATCAAGTAGAAGTTCATCTTTGGGATGATGTTGCTGGTTATCAAAACTTTATATTTAAAAATTATGCTTATGTGCGTGATGGGAGTGGCACATATCGTTCTATTTATGGGGACAAGCTAAAGAAAGTTACATATTGGACAGAAGAAGACTTCAAGACTGGTCGTGTGTTCGAGTCTGATGTTCCATTGGAAACTCGTATTCTTTTAGATAGATATGAAGATTCTGATGAACCATCAAAAGAACACAGAGAATTATTTTTTGATATTGAGGTAGAGGTTACTGATGGTTTTCCAGAACCATCTAAAGCACAAAATAAAGTTACCTCAATTGCTATGTATACTAAACACGATGAAAAGTATCGTGTTTATGTTTTAGGAGAGGGACAAGATAATATTAAAGATGAAGTTGATATTCGTTTTTATTCTACCGAAAGTCAATTATTACAAGAATTTCTAAAATATTGGATAGATGTGAAACCAACAATTGTTACTGGTTGGAATACAAACAACTTTGATATTCCTTATTTATATAATCGTCTATCAAAAGTTTTAGGTGAAGAGTTTGCTAATGCTCTATCGCCAATTCAAATCGTAAAGTATAATCCAAACAAAAAAATGTATCGTATCGCTGGTGTTAGTTCTTTGGATTATTTAGATCTTTACAGAAAATTTACATATACACAACAATCAAGTTATCGTTTAGACCATATCGGAACAATAGAGGTAGGGTTGGGTAAGGTTGAGTATGAGGGAACATTAGATGACCTATACAAAAATGATATTGATAAGTTTATTGAATATAATCTAAACGATGTTGAGATAGTTAAAGCACTTGACCAAAAGTTTAAACTCTTGGACTTGGCTCGTGCTGTATCACATTTAGGTAGGATACCTTATGAAGAGGTTTACTTTAGTTCTCGTTACATTGAAGGTGCCATGTTAGTTTATCTTCGTAGTTTAAGTTTAGTTGCTCCGAGTAAGGGTGCTGATGTAACATACGATGGTTCAGAGGGTAGGTTTGCTGGTGCTTATGTAAAAGCACCAATACCAGGTAGATACGATTGGGTGTTTGATTTAGATTTAACATCTATGTATCCGAGTATCATTATGTCTCTGAATATGTCGCCAGAAACTAAAATAGGTAAGATAAATGGTTGGGATGCGGAAGAATTTATAAAAGGTATTGATAAACACTACACAGTAAACAAAGGTAAAAAAGTTATTAGAACTTTTACAAGTGGTGAGTTAAAAGATTTTTTTAATAAAAATAATATATCCATTTCTTCTAATGGTGTTCTGTATGATTTATCCAAAAAGGGTGTTATACCAGCAATACTTGAGAAATGGTTTAATGAAAGAGTAGAGTATAGGAAACTGGCGAAGAAATACGGACAAGAGGGTAATGATGAACTTTATGGATATTTTGATAGAAGACAGTTGGTGCAAAAGATTCTTCTAAATAGTCTGTACGGAGTTTTGGGATTGACGGTATTTCGATTTTATGATATTGATAATGCTGAAGGAACAACGACTACAGGACAAGAGTTGATTAAGTTTACAGAGAAGATTGCTAACAGTTATTATAATAAGATACTAAAGACAGATAAGGATTATTGTATTTACACAGATACAGACTCAGTTTTCTACTCTGCTCTTCCCCTTGTACAAAATAGATTACCAAATGCTGATGTGAAAGATGATAAGTTTATGACCGAACAGATTCTTGAGATTGCTGGTGAAGTTCAAGATTATATTAATAAATCTTACAATTACTTCAGTAGTAAGTTTCTAAATATCAGAGGTGACCATCGTTTTGAGATTAAACAAGAGATGATTGCTAAATCTGCTTTTTGGGTTACTAAGAAGAGATATGGTCAATGGATTATCAATGATGGTGGTTTGGAAGTAGAGAAACTTGATGTAAAAGGTTTGGATATTGTCAGAAGTTCATTTCCACCAGCATTTCGTGATTTTATGACTAAAGTTCTTAAAGCTATTCTTGCTAAAGTGCCTAAAGAAAAGATTGATGAGTTTATTCTTAACTTTAAGAAAAACCTAGAAAACGAAGAGTTAGATAAGATTGCTCTTCCAACTGGTGTAAAAGGAATAAAAAAATATACAGATAAGAGTACGGGTGGATTTAAAAGTAAGACTATGTTTACACCAATGAAGAAAGGTGCACCTGTCCACACGAAAGCTTCTGTCATCTATAATGACCTACTAAAACATTTCAAAGCTACAAATCACGAACCTATTTCAAATGGTAACAAGGTTCGTTGGGTTTACCTAAAACAAAATCCTTATAACATTGATGGTTTGGCTTACAAGGGTTATGACGATCCTAAAGAAATTATAGATTTTATCAATCAATATATTGACCGAGATAAGTTATTTGATAAGGCATTAAACAAAAAGATAAAGATGTTTTATGATGCGATGTCTTGGGATATGCCAGTAGAAAAGAAAAATACAATTGAAAAGTTTTTTTAACTTGACATTTACAAAAATAATTAGTAAATTAAATAATAATATGGAGAATAATAATAATGAATAAAATCACATTAGATACCTTTATCCAAAAGTACAATCTTGGTGGTAGTATAAACTCAGTAAAGTGGGAGTCAAATGGCGACACACTTTCTACTCGTTTTATATCACCAGATAAGAGTCTTTTGGGTGAATTAACATTAAGTAAACAGAGTTTACCAAACTTTGAAGTTGGTGTTTATGATACACCTCTTTTATCAAAAATGATGGCAACGCTTGCTGATAAAGTAGATTTTGATTTAATCAAATCACCATCAGATGAGGAGCAACCTGTGGCGTTTCACTTTACTGATAATAATATTTCAGTTGATTATGTGCTTGCTGCTATTGGTGTTATTCCTGATGTACCAGAAATGAAAAATGTTCCTGAGTTTAACACTCTTATTAATATTGACACTCAGTTTATAAATTCTTTTATTCGTGGTAAAAGTGCTCTTGCTGATGTAGAACATTTTGCTGTCAAACCAGTTGATGGTGGTGTAGAGTTCGTCATCGGTTTTAGTGACATCAACTCAAATCGTATCAGTATAAAAGCTCAAAGTGGAGCAGTTAATCTAACTGATTCTATTGTTTTCAATGCTAACTTGTTTAAGGAAGTTCTGAATGCAAACAAGGAATGTTCTAAAGCTGTTTTACAGATTAGTGATAAAGGACTTGCTCACATCGAGTTTAAGATAGACGACTTCAATGTTAAATATTACTTAGTGTCACAGCAGGTTTAATATGAGTTCACATGGATTATGGGTGGAGCGTTATCGTCCATCGACATTAGATACATATGTTGGTAATGAAACTCTTAAGACAAAAGTCGAGAGGTTCATAGAAGAACAAAATGTTCCACACCTATTATTATATGGTAGAGCCGGTGGGGGTAAAACTACTCTTGCCAAGATTATCGTAAATGCTATTGAATGTGACTATCTCTATATTAACGCTTCGGATGAACGAAATATCGATTTGGTTAGAGATAAACTTAAGAACTTTGCTTCTTCTGTTGGTTTCAAACCAAACAAAATCGTAATCTTGGATGAGGCTGATTATCTTAATGTTAATTCAGCTCAACCGGCTCTTCGTAATCTTATGGAGACTTTCTCTGCTCATTGTAGGTTCATCTTGACTTGTAATTATGTCGAGAAGATTATTGACCCGATTCAGAGTAGATGTCAGACCTATAAGATTATTCCACCATCAAAGAAAGATGTCGCTGTTCACGCTAAGTATATTTTGGAAAAAGAGAATATCTCTTTTGATTTAGATGATTTGGCACTTGTTGTAACTGCTGGTTATCCTGACTTAAGAAAAGTTATCAACGACTTACAAAGACAGGCGATTGATGGTCAGTTAAAGATAGATAAAGATGGGATGTTACATAACGAGTTCAAACTTCAGTTCTTGGATATGATAAAACAAGGTGTTGATTTGAGAACCATTCGTAAGTTTGTGGCTGATAGTAACTTTACAGATTATACAGAGTTGTATCGTTTTTTGTATGATGAAGTAGAAAATATATCAGTTGATAAACTACCAGAAGTTATTGTAGATATATCAAACGGTGCTTATCAAGATGTGTTAGTAGTTGATAAAGAGATAAATTTTATGGCTACTATTGCTAATATATTAAGGAGATTATAAATGACAATGAAACCAATGAAACCATTACCACAACAACAAGTTCAAATAGACTTGAGTGATGCAGATACTATGAAATGTCAGAAGTGTGAAAATAGTATTTTCATACAAGGATATGTGATAAAGAAAATATCTGCTATTGTATCGCCTACAGGTAAAGAAGTTATCGCTCCAATCCAAGTTTTCAATTGTGGAAATTGTGGAGAAATGTTACCACTACAGGAATTAGATGAACTTATTTAAGTGGATAGACGAACTATTCACTAAGAAAAGACCTTGGGATAGTTTTTCGGAAGAGGAACAAAAGAAGTTTAGTCCGTTTATGGTAAATCGTTACTTAAGTATGAACAATGATTATCTACCGATTGTAAATCATTTTCAAAAACTAACAATAGAGGTAATGCCACATTCTGCTGTTTATAAGTTCTATTGCTCTTTGTTACCGAACAAGAAAACTTTCTTAAGGTATCTTAGTGGTAAAAAAACAAAAGTCAACGAAAAGGTTGTTCCTTTTATTCAAGAATACTTTGAGGTTAGTAAAATACAAGCTGGTGAATATTATCAACTAATGAATAAAGAAGAACTAAAATTGTTATTAAAAAAATATGGTAAATCCGACAAAGAAATAAAAAAAATGGGAGTTAAATGATTAATTCATTAAAAAAACAAGTTAATAACAATTTGAATAATTTTTATAATGCCTTATCTTACAAGGGTAAGTGGACTTTGAGTGATGGTGTTGTTGATTGTTATGGCAATAAGTTTCCAATACCTATTGATACCAAAGTTATAAGTAAATTATTTGAGTCACAATTGGAGAGTGTTTGGAAAAAGTTTTGTAAAGAAAATAATTACACAATTGAATTTGCTACTAAACAAAATCAGTATCCAGATGTCACTTTAAAATGTAATAAAACTAATAATATTTATGCGGTGGATGAGAAAAGTTCGTACAAAAAAACTAATAAATTAATCAATGGTATGACACTAGGCACTTATAAAGGATATTTTAGGGACACTATGAGTTGTAAAAATACTCTTTATCCTTACGATTCTTATAAAGAACATTTCGTGTTTGGGATATTATATAATAGAGAAGAAAACACTATCTCAGATATAGAAATATTCTTCACAGAAAAATGGAGAGTAGCATCTAAAACACCTGGAAGTGGTAATACAACAAACATAGGCTCAATTAAAAAAATAAAAAGTATTATAGAAGAAAAAGATAATTTATTTAAATCAAAAAATGAATTTGAAAATTATTGGAGAAATTATGAGTAAGTTACTTATGGCTATGTCTATATCTCTTGTTGGTCATATTATAGCCTGGTTTCATATGCAAGGTCAATTTAGATATGAGTGGATGAAAAGTTTATGGTGGATAGTTCTTGGTGGGATACCTATAAGTTTTTGTTTTTTCTATGGAACAAAGTGGTATTACGAATACTTTCAAAACTATTGGTATGTAAGACCGATAGGATTTGGTATGGCAACATTAACAATGGGTATATTAACTTGGTTGGTTTTGAACGAGTTACCTGATACAAGAACAATTATTTCCTTGTTTTTGTCAGTTATTATTATTATTATACAATTATCACATTTAATTATAAAGTAGAGGTTATAATGCAAATAAAAGAAAAAGAACTTGGAGTAATTGAAGATACGAAAAATAATTCTTCAAAAAAACAAAATAAAAAAGAAGATATAATTACGATGATGGAGAGAGAGTGGCCTGTTATGACCGCTGAGTTTCGTAGATTACAACGAGAACAATACGAATTGTTTCTACACAAACAACACGATTATGGTCCAGGTAATATTTCGGTTGGAACTAACTTACAAACACCAGAGGAAATAAAGTTATCACTCACAGGTCTTTGGTTTAGGATGAATGATAAAATACAAAGGTTAAAAACCTTGTTAATGAATGATAGAGAATCAGCAGTAGACGAACCACTAGAAGATGCTTATCTTGATGTATCTAACTATGGTATTATGGCAACAATCGTTAAAAATGAAAAATGGGGTAAATAATGGAAAGACATTGGGGTGAAAAAAAAGTAAAACCAATTAGGAAAACTGCTGGTGAAGCCGTTGAAAAACACATATCAGTTCAGGATAATAAAATTTACTTTTATTCGAGTGTAAATAGAAATGCTTGTAGTGAATTAAACAAAAAAGTGAGTGAATTAGAAACTAAATCAATTACTTTATCCAACACTCTTGATATTGAAAAACCACCTATAAAACTTTTGATAAACTCTGGTGGTGGAACGATTGTGAGTGGGATTGCTTCGATGGACACAATCATAAGGTGTAAAGTACCTGTGTGGACTTATGTTGATGGATTCTCGGCAAGTGCTGCTACTTTTATGACAGTAGTTGGAACGAAAAGGTTCATGAGTAGAAACTCTTATATGTTAATTCATCAATTGTCAACTGGTTTTTGGGGTACATACTCTAATTTTGAGGATGAAAAACAGAACCTTGATTTGATGATGAAATCTATAAAAAATATTTACAAACAATACACAAAACTACCTATGAAAAAATTGGACGAAATACTAAAACACGATTTAATGTGGGATGCCGAGACTTGTTTAAAGTATGGAATGATTGACGAGATTATTTAATGGCACATATATCACATAGTCAGTTTACCACTTATAACGATTGTAACCTTAAATGGAAACTTCGGTATATAGATAAGCTAGGAGTGTTCGTAGGTAACATACATACATTATTTGGCTCTGCTATGCATACGGTCATACAAGAGTATTTATCTGTAATGTATAACAAATCTATCGTTGCGGCGGACAAACTTGATATGGAGTCTCGTTTAAAGGAAGAGATGGTTATAGAATTTACTAAGATAAAAGAAAGCCAAGATATATTACCTTGTACTCAAGATGAGATGATGGAGTTTTATCAAGATGGAGTTTCTATATTAGGACACTTCAGAAAATATCGTAATAAATATTTTATGAAACAGAATTGGGAGTTAGTCGGCATAGAGTTTCCTATACTTAAAGATATTCAAGAGGGTGTCCAAATGATGGGCTTTTTAGATGTTGTATTGAGAAACAAAATATCTGGTAGAATTGTTATTATTGATTTAAAAACTGCGACTCGTGGTTGGACAGACTTTCAGAAAAAAGATTTCAACAAAAAATCTCAATTATTACTTTACAAAAAATACTATTCTGAGCTATTTGATGTTTCTTTGGACAAAATTGAT